GTTCGGCATGTTTAATGAGCATTTCTTCAACTTTTGTTTCTATATTGTTCATTAGAATGAATCAATCACTGCATCGCTTTCATCAACACAATAACGAATTAAAAACCCTGCTTCATCTGCAATTTCATCAGGCAGTTCTGTGCAATAGTAGAATTTAATACCATTATCAAATGATCCAGCTGCAATAAATTCTTCAAACCATGCTGACCCAGTAACTCCGGGCAATATGCAATTATAAAAAGCATATCCAGTTCCACCAAAAAAAGGCGTATCTTGAAACCATTGAGTACATACTATATCCCAATGGCAGTTGAAGAAATTAACATTTTGAGTTGGAAAGCTAAAATCTATGCCATTTGGAATTTTAAAGTAACAATCTTGAAATACAGACCCTGTTCCAATTCTTTTAAAAATAAATTCATCATTAATTCCAAAAAATGAACAGTTACGCACACTAACAGATCCTGTATCGAAAAATGCAGCATTATTAAAAGAACAATCTTGTAAAGCTATTACAATATTTTGACTTGCTGGAATATCATTTGTGTACACGGGTTTGAAAAAATTACACCCTTTAGCAGCAAAACCACCGCCTCCTGAACCAGATGCAATAGGCTGAATCTCACCGTAAAAAAAGATATTTAATAGTCTTACATACATATTACCTAAAGTTAATAAAGTATGACCAGCATAAGAACCAGTATAATTTGAATCTAACTCTACAAGTACTGGTACAATCATGCCTGTCTTATCATATGTGAAAAAACTATTATCACCTGAACCAAATTGTCCATATTTACGAGCATGTTGAAAACCCTCAACCATACCTTGTAATGTTATCTGAGCACTAGCATTAGTAAGTGCTAAAGGTTCGTATATCCTATAAGTACCCGGTGGAATCATAATTAATACACGTTCTGAAGTCTGCTGTACAGCACCAGAAACTAATGAATCTGCATATTTTACAGCATTTACCAAATTTGTACCATTTTGTAATTTGCGTGTTGCGTCATTATTACCAACAATTGCGTCAACATAAATAACTCTTGTGGGATTTGCACCGGGATTTATAGCACGACCACCTTCATCAATACCGTTATAAAAACTAACAAAGCCATTGTGAATGTTTGTACTAAATGTAGATGCATCATTACCCAAGTTGTACACAAGTTCGCCTAAACGACCTGTATATGCATCAGCCTGATCTACAGTTTGATGCGCTGCAACTACATTATCGATAGTAACTGTAATTGCTTGTGAGGCAGTAACTGCCATTACTAATAGTGCTATTAACTTTTTCATAGTTTTTCTTTCCTAGTTTGTACCCAATCATCTCTACTTCTATCCACAAATGGATATGAAAAATTATAAGTTACCCCATTTTCTACATAAGTTCCGCTTTCAGTGCGAGGATTATTATATGTAGGATATGATGATATGTCTATTTCTGTTAAAGTGTCTGTATCGCCCCATTTCTGAATTTGTAATTCAATTCTATTTTTTGCATCAGTTATTAATCCACCAGCACTTTGTGTAAACAAAAAAGTACCAGTTACAATAAAGTCATTACCTAAAATAAATCCTAATGCATTACCACTATCACCTCGAATTGCATTAAAATCAGTTGTTTTCCTACCCCACTCAGTCCATCTAGGTACAAAATTACCATACATTTGATAATTGTTTTCACCGCTGCTTTGGAATATTGGGTTGCTAGTTATAAAACCTGTTAATCCAATATTATTATTTAAATATAAATATCGTTCTGCTGACGAATATACAATAGGTAATCCTGCTTGAAATTTTTGCAAATTAAATTCGTTAATTAAACCAACTAGTTCTGGCAACTTATTAATATAATTTTTTGGAAATATCTTTGCTGGTTTAATAGTATTTGGTAGTGGCTCATTGAATCTTATAATTGCAATATCATGGGTTCCTGAAAATTCTACTGTATCACGAGCCCAATATCTGTCATAATATATTGGAGCTAGTTTATTAAAATAATAATCATCGTCATAATATGAAGCACCACCAGTTTCAGAACCCTCTAAATTTCTTAATGTACTAACGTCAGTAATAACTCGTTGATGCACAGTTCCATCAGGAGCAACAAACCGCATCTGAAACCATTCATTTGTAGGTGTATTATTCTGCCATGCAGAACCGCTATATGGTCCTTGTCTTGGATGAAAGTGTGCTGCAGCTATAGCATGTTGTGGCGTAATCAATGTTGCAGTTCTGAATTGCCATGTAGGTACATTTTCAGATGTACCATTTGCAATTCTTCGAGATGCGTCACCACCTGAACCTGCAGATGACCAAGGGCTAAGACAAGTTAAATCTACTTCATTATAAAACCAAGAATCTGTATTCCATACATAATTTGTATTATCATGATCCATAGTAGACCATATTTTGTATCGACTTGGAAAAGTATTAGCTTCTCCTGAAATCATAGCATCCATTTTTGCTGTTAATGCTGCTCTTAAACTACCTTCTTTGATTGTAATATTTTTTGTAACTTGATTTCCTGATGATGTTTTTTGTGCTACTTGTGTAGACCTTTTTACCGAATCTATAATAGCGGTAATAGTATGTCTAGTGTTGCCTGAATATCCTCCAAAAAACGTTAATACATTATTTGTATTTATAGGTAAATCATCTTTATCACTGGCAGCTTGTGCATTTGATACATCTAATCCATATTCATTTGTAAACAAAATTTGAACTTGTCCATATATACTATTATCTGAGTAACTAATTGTTTGATCGAGTATATCTTCATTGCTAATATCTACAGTATTTGTGAGGTTCGGATAATTGGTTACAACTACCATTTCAAACCATTTATTCCAATTTTGTTTTCCTGTATATACAATGTTAGTTTTATGTGTTGGATTAACTAAAACTTTATTACCATGAACTATGACAGCATCTGCAATATTATTATCTGCTTGTCCCGGCAAAGTTACTGTAGCATTTGTAATTGTTTGGTCTTCAAACTGCACCGTAAAGGCAGCAGCAATATTTACAAACAAACATACTATAGCAATATTAATCAACATCTTGGGCTTCATTTCCGCTAAATACTACTGTAATCTGTTCAATTAACGAAGCATCAATTTTGCCATTAGCATTTAATTGTGCAATACCATTAGCCTGACCAACACTAGCAAGAACCTGTGCGATGTTATCAAATGATACCTGCCAATATAAATTGCTAGGATTAATTCCTGTATCACTTAAATCAAGTCCACTAATCGTAACTAAGTTACCGTTAGTAGAAGCAATTGGTACTACTGTTGCTTTTGTATTAGCAAAGTGGTTACTTGTAGCTACTAACGAACTTGCAGTTGCAATATCGTTAGTACTTTTAATTGCTCCTAGTCCACGAATATTACCACTAGCATCTACTTGCACATTATAATAAATAGTTTGCGCACATGCTAATGTTGCAATCAATGTCATTATACTAATTAATTTAGTCATACTACTCCTAGCTTTGATAACTTGATGGTGTTTGATCTGCTACAAACTGTACATCGTTTGTAATCGGATTAGTTACTGAAAGCATATCATGCCATGATGAATCGATCAGAATCTGCAAGCGACCATTAGGTGCAAAACGGACATTTTGGTTTGGTACGTCAAAGTCAATTGTTACTGCAGCAGGAGCAGCAACTGCACCAACAGTAAGATAATCGGCTACAATTACGTCTGTAGCAGCGTTAATGGTCATAGCTGATGTAAACTCTACTTTACGACCATCTACTTTATAATCGTTAGTTCTGCGCTTAAATGAGCCGTTTTGATAAATCTTTAAACTAAAAGCATCAATTGGTGTGTGACCAAGCAAAGCATATTTAGTTCCACTTTCCTCTACGATAGTAAGAGTTTCTTGAACGAATGACGCTCCGCTAATGCCCTGTTGTGTAATTGTGTTTGTATAACTCGGACCTGTGTATGTTGTTGCCATGTTCTACTCCAAAAAATGTAAAGAGGGAGGGGGTATTAGCCCCCGCCCTCATTAATGTTTAGTATTAGTCGTTCGCTGTACCATCATCAATGGTGACAGTTTGAGATGCAGTAAGTGCAGTTTGAATTACACTAGCCCAGTTTCCGTCTGCTTGGAAAGCAATCCGGTAACGTCCGTTAGCATAATCACGTGTAACAATTACGTTGTTGTATGTAGTAGTGTTAACAACTACAGTTACTTGATCTCCAATCCGATCAGTAATCGGATTAGCAGCAACAACTTCTACTTCACGATAAGCAGTAGAAGAAGTGTCATCAGGAGTAACCTTAGAAACAACTGACAATACGTTCTGTGCTGAAGATGAAGCACCAGTTTGCTCTGCACCTTCTGCGGGCATTACAACCGGAACTGACTGATGACGACGATGGATCATAACCAAAGCGTTATCTACCTGTTCCAGAGGCTCTGGAGCGCAGTTAAAGCGTGCAAACATGAATCCTGTTTCACCAAGCAAGTTAGTGTCTTTGTCTTCGATGTTGATCCACTTGTATGTTCCCAAGTTAGATGCACCACCAAATGTAGCACCAGATACTGCTGTTGGGTTTTCAGGAACCAATCCACGGTATACATCTTTCAGGAAGATAATAGACATTTCAAACGGAGCTGTAACGTAGTCCCGTGAAATGTTAGTAGCTTCACCAATAGTTGTAGGTGTAAACTCGTAAGGATAAACACGTACGAGCTTAGTGCCGTCTGTGCTTAACTTATAACGAGGTGCTTCCATGTCGTGTGAGTGTGCAAAGTTCTTGTATCCAGTAATTGTACCGTATCCTTCCAAAAGGAAAGAAGGGCGAGCATACCGCATATCTTCGTTACGCACTGTATCTTTAGAGATTAATTCAGTTGAAGTTTCAAATGAAGTAACCAATGCAAATACGGGCATACCGTTTTCACCGTCTGCAACTTTACCGGGGCGAGCCTGACGAGCGAGGTACTGATAGTGATAATCAAGTACGTCCTGTGACAGAACACCGATCTGATCAGGTGAAGTACCACCCAAGTTGATTTCCCGCAAACCAGCCTGTGTTACAACACCGTTGGCATTTACAGAACCAGTAATAGTGAACTCTGGGAAACCTTCAGCAACAAGCTGCTTTGTAGCAAATGTTACATAAGTTTCACGAAGCCATTTTTCCCAAGAACCCAATGTGATGTCAGCCAAAGAGTTAAAGATCAACTCAAGCTGCTGTTCAAATTGGTAATGGAATACAATGTCACGCAAGCAGATGTCTTCTGTCTTACGAGTTGTTTCGTAAATGGTATATTTCTTTTCTTCAAAGCCATAACCAGTTACAACCGGATCATACTGACACGCATTTTCTGCAGCGTCATTAGAATCGGTACGATCATTGTAGTCTTTCAACTGATACCAATCACCAGTTGATTCGGTAGTTTCTTTACCACCGTAGAAGCTGTGCTTCTTCATCATGTATCCACGACCGTACTCAAAGTTACCGAGTCCGACCATATCACGCCAAATAGACATAGTGTCTTTTGACTTATTAGCAATAGCCTGATGTACGAACTGTTCCGCACGAATAAAGCTATTATTCAAACCTGCAATATCAGCAGCCATAATTCTTCTCCGTTAGAAGTTTTTTTTTATACAATTAACTAAAAATCTATTACAATAGAATAGATTCAACCAACCGTCTTCTAACGCTCAGACTGCGAAATGCTGATAACGCACAGCAAGCGTACCCCTCTTGTAAGAAATACGCTTGCCGTTGTCAACTACTTTTTTAATTATTTCATCAAATTTAATTCATTAGACAATAATTTAGTAATATTTTTAGTATTTTCTAGCGTTTCTTTGCTATGATTTTCTCCCGAAGCTTCACCTTCACCAGTAAAACTAGCTCTCGCACCTTTGAGATTTTCAATTTCTTTAAGTGCTTGCGCAAGTTTAGCCTCAGTAGCCTCGTACATTCCTCTATAAACAGGTGCAGCAACACCGAGCAACATAGCTTTAGCTTGGACTTCGGAATCATTACTAGCAAAGACGGAATCAGCTTTTTGATGCAAAGTGTCCACAAAGCCGTTATACTCATCATTACCTTCCTTCCTTTGAAAAATATCAAAACCATCTGAAATGATTTCGTTTGTTGTCTTAGTTTTTACTGCAGTACGATATTCATCAATCTTACGCAGCTCTTGAGTAGTATGCTCACGTTTCAACGTTTCATTAGTTTTTTTATGCTCTGCTAATGCAGCGTTTCTTTCTGCTACTACTTCATCAATCTTAGCAAAGTAGGGTGTAACTACCAAACGATATTCTTCAGGAAGATTTTCCTGCATGAATTTAGCTCGTTCAATAGGAGCCATATTAGCAATTTTAAGCGTGAGCTGATTAGAATCACCATCTTCATCCAACAATGGCTTAACTATTTCGCTAATTTGTGTCAATTGACGCTGAATAGGCGCACCATACTTTTCAATAAACCGTGGGTCTTCCATAAGATTTATCTTACCCAGTTTATCATATGCAGCTTCTAGCTGATCTTTTAATTCACTACCTACTTTACTAGTATCAATCTCACCATTTTCATTAATGATTTCTAGTTCTTGTAGCTTATTAATTAAGTTAGACTGCTCTGCAATCTTCTGTTTATTAGCTTCAAGACTTTTTCGCATCCGTACAATATTGTTTTTATAACTGTCGTTAGGAGCATCTTCGATAGCCTTATCAATATCGTCGCTACTAAGCTCAGTATCTGGCTCGCTAGTTTCAGTTGTATTGCTTGATGCAGGGTCGAAACCCGGTGGCAAGTCATCTGAGACTTGTTGAGTAGGCTCTGGAGTAGTTTCTTTTTCTGCTGCTTGCTCTTCTGCTGCAGCTTCCTGAATAACTTCTTCACTTCCTTTTTCTCCTTCCCCATAAATGTTGTTAACAACACTTTCAATATCTTGTTCGGTGTACTCTGCTTGAACTTCAGTATTTTCTGCCATAATCTTATCCTTCAAAAGTTTCTGTTATATCTGTTTCACCCTGCGGTGCAATACTATCTAACTGCATCATTTCTGTCACAGTATGACTTCTACCTAATACATAGCCCAACATTGCACATGCTGAGTCATTTCCTGTACCGGGTACGTTTACTAGCTTTGATGCGCACTTATCTGGTGTAGATAAATTGTACATGATAGCCGTAACAACTTTTGTCATGGGGTGTTTTTTCCATTTATCATACTTAATATCTAAGTCTGATCCCGGAGTATTTAGCTCCGATATGTAACGATTTACTTCATCTTCAGTCACTATTGCCCTCCTTCGGCAGCTCCTTTTGCCTTCATAATTTCAATTTCTGCTAATGCTTTAGCTTGCGCTAACTTAATAGAGTTTTGTGCTTTGGCTACACGTACACTATGATTATGATTTTCTTTTAATACACGGAACTCTTGTTCAGCTTGTATTTCAAGCATTTTCTTTTGCAGCTCTGTTGCATCACCACGTTGTGCCATTTCTTGCAACTCTTTCTGTTGCTCACGCTCCATTTTTTGACGATCTTTTAACAGTTTACCAAATGCCTCTTCGACTTGTTTGGCTTGTTGAATAAGACCCTCAAGTTGTTGTGCAAACTTATCGTAAGAATTTTTGTGCAGTCTATCACCTTTCAAGAATGCTAGGTGCGTGCTGATGTGTTCAATAAACACACCGCTAGACTGTACAGCACGACCAAGATTTTCAAAATCAGGATTCTGTGCAACCTCTACTAGTTTGCTCATAACTAATGGGAAGTGAGTTTCTAGGTGTGCTACATGTAAATCATCTACACTTACAATACTCTTATCACCACGAACCATGTCATTGTTTTCAAGGTTTGCAATCTGATTACTCTTGCTTGGCATAGTATCATCTTCAAACGGAGGATAGTAACGATCAATCGATTCTGGTCCACCACGTGCCTCAATGAAGTCTTCTATTACTGCTTTTTTACCCATCTCTGGCAAATATGGAGCAATAGAAAGCATGTCTTGAGTTGTCAAAGATTTCATTACGGCTGATCCAGAACCAATTCCTCTAGGTGCTTTAAAGTGCCATGCCATTGCATCACGCATCAATTCTTCTGGAACACCACGATCAATACAACGCTGTTGAAATGCACGAGTGTCATCTTCTTTACCTGCAAAGATTCTATTGCATATTTCCATATACAACATATCTACTTGTCTGTAATACAAACTAATATCTGTTTTTTCTAGTTCTACTTCTTCAATAGCCTGTATTCCAGCACCACGTGCAGTATATTTAGAAACATCATTCTGTGCTACTACACCTAAACCGGGACGCTTAACACCAACACTAGATTGGTTAACATTAGTCAGCAATCCATACATTGACGTAATACCTTGTAGGTTTTGCGACAAGTTGTTTGTTTCAAGACCTGCACCCGGAGGAAGAATAATTTGATTGCCGAGACGTAGCGTTTTGCCTTTGCGAGCAGTACCATCTTTAAATGCTACTACCATAGACGCTGAATCCATAGCAGCATCTACTGCTCGGCATAGAAATCTGTTATTAATAACTACAGAAGGATAAATGCGATGCCCGATACCTTTGATGCCATGAAAGTATCCGTTACCAATGTTACAAATAAATGGAACAAATACTTCTTGAATACGATCATATGAATCTTCTGCGGCAAAGATAAAATCTTTTTGTGTGCCACGTTCCATAATGTAATGACTAATTTTTCCAGATTCTTCACGTACAAGAATGTGTGCTACTTTTATTTCTGTAGTTAATACTGTCTCATATGATAGTGCGTTGTTTTCAATGTCACGCTGCAACTCCTCCCAATGAAACGTGTCGTATCCATTTTTTTCTACAGAGTCTTCGATTACTTCACGAATACGTTCTTTGTTCCAGCCCATTTCTGTTGCTGAAGGATTGTCGAGCTTTGCATAAATATCTGGTATCTTTAATACGTCCATGACTACAGCACAATCAATGTAGCCAACAGACGCTCTTGTGTTTTTTGGAAATAAAACTTCACCAGTTTTAAATGTTTTAAATTTCCATTCATCTTTGTTGGGAAACAACGGAAACGCATCTCCATGTAAATTCATGGAGTTAGCAAGCATCATCATTTCATATTCAAAGTCGCACCAAGAAGTGATTAAATTTTTTAATTCTTCTTCTACAATAGATTCCCAATATTTTCCACGTCCCATATATTGCGGTAAATCTTTTAATTTACAGTCAATAATAGACCTTCCATCCAAAAATAGCTCAAAAAAGGAGGTATTTCGTGCCTGTATAATGCCTTCGCCTTCACGAAAGTTTACGTTACAGCGATGCGCTTGACCTGTTTTTTTCAGCGTATCTGCATCATATGGAGCGTTACCGGACACCATACCGCTAACCTTGACACGTTTTTGCGCCCGTGTTTGATCAAAATGAATCAAATCTTCTACAAGCGTATGAGCTTTTATTGGATCAGTTATCTTTCTCATCTAATTCTTTCTGCTTTATGTCTTTAATTATATTGGCAGCTATTACTTTTTTGTCGCCACCATTGCGGATTTTAGTTGGTAGTTCATTTTCCGAAACAAACTTGCGCAACTCACCATATGAAATGTTTTGTAGGTCTGCATTTAATTTATTGTAAAAGTCATCACGCTGCGAATCGATACCTGCAGCTTCAGCTTTTTCTTCAGTATCTTCCGGCAGTGCAGCTTTAGTCAATGCTTTGAGCAGTGGTGTAAAATGTTCGTTTCTAAATATTAGATTGATACAATCATCTGGTGAATCACCCTTGATATTCATATTTCTAGAAAACTCAGTACCATCTTGTGTAATAGTTTTAATATCTGCTACACACTTATAACTTGGGTAGTCGTTTGTTTTTTCAAATGTCCAGCTCAACTCAACTTTTACCATAATAATCCTCCAACTCTTTCTTTTTCCAGCATCCTTCTGGATACCGATTTATTTCGTTTTCTCTTGTTGTCGCATCCAGAATCTGTATATCAACATGAACTAATGCTTTTGTAAAGCATTTACAGATACCACATACTTTTAATTCATCATCTAGATAAGTACTTCTACCTCTTTGTACTTTTTCTACTACTCTTTTAAAACCTTTGCAGCTATAACAACCGGGATTTTCTACATTAAACTCACAATCAGCACAAATTTCTGCACGATCATTAGCTTTTTCTTGATCTACATATGCGCCTTTGCCCATACGCATCATCAATGATAATGCTGTGGTTCCATTTAAAATGTCTTTTGGCAATATAACAAGCTTATTTATAAACTCTTTACAAAACCCTGTAGGAGACAAATTGCATAAAAAGTTTTGTATTTGATCTTCTAAGTTATCTGGAGCATCAAGACCATTAATAAAATAATTATCCTGTACAGCTTCTACTAGTTCATCGTAGCTCTCAGCTTCTATCGTTACTTTCGTTTCGCTTACAAAGTAATGCCATCCCGGTGGTGGCGTATGTCCTGTATCATTTAGTTTATACATCAAAGTCTCCGTAATCTTCATATCCATCTTGATCTACGCTATCAAAATCATCCTCTCCAAAACCATCAGACTCCATCATAGACTGTTCAAGTTCGGCTAACTCTTCAAAGTCATCATTGTGAAATGCTCCGCTACCACCTTTGTTTTGCATTGGTAGAATATCTAATGCTTTTCTCACTACCTCCAAAGCAACTACTGCTGAATCAGCTTCGTCTGGTGAGTAGCCTAGACGATCACGCAAAATAGTTTTACTTTCGATTGTTACTTTTCTTGTATCGCTTGTAGCAAAGTCTAACAAACGTGTGCAAAATTGTTTACAAGTCTCTTCATCAAGATTGCGAATCATATCGTTTTGTACATATAATCCGAATCTACCCCAAAGCTCTGTAACATAGTTAGAATACAAATCTTTACCCGGTCTTTTATCCTGCATCGATATAGGATCATCACTTGCACTGCCACTAAACTTAACACGCATGATTCCGGTTTGACCCATAGTTTTTTCTAAAGCATCAGCAAGCATCCATTGGTTACCTGTTGTATCCATACCTACATGATTTACATCTACATCTAAACTCCACAAATGATTGGCAATGTTCTCGCATAGTGTATCTAGCATTGACTCATTTTCTTTGGCACTGAGCTGGATGCGCACCGGATGCTGAAACTCTATCTTGTAGTCTCCGTCATTAGCTATACCTACTTTTGCTGGGTATAATATACATTTATCACCGCCAGCACTGTATGCAGGATCAATACCTACTACTGTTACTGGTCTACTTGCCCACTGCACAGTATCACGTACATGATATTGACTTATAATCTGCTCGTTTAATACAGACCATATAATGCCGTCTGGAGGCATAAATCCTCTACGCATTGTCCAAAATCGTGGTGAATCTTCACCGGGATCAACACGCATTTCATCAATTTGTTTTTTAGTTAATAAGAATGGATATTTTTCTGGATCATCGACACCCGGACTTTTTAAACCGTCAAAGTATAAACAATATCCTTTTGGAGTTTTCCATTCTTCTAACTCTGTACTAAGTGCATCCCATCCGTCTATTGGAATAGATTTAGAACCAAGCGGGTCTAGCTTAGACATCGGGTTGCCTAATCCAAGAAATCCACCTTCTTCTAAACCTGACGATAGGTTGTCCCAAGCAATTACAGCAGCTTCACGTGTTGCTTGCATTTCGTCTACGATTAAGTAAACATACTTGTTATGCATACCAATTAAGTTACCAAGAGCATCTGCTTGTGAACCCATTTGTACGGCTACACCGTGTATACCAGATAATGGATTATCTGGATCAAATAAAATACTTGTAGTTGATCTGCGAAGAATACCGGGTAACTCATGCTCACGCAGTTTATAAAACTTTACTACTTCCCTCCATATACGCTTTTCCAGCATCTTGCTGGTCGTAGAACAAACTATAACAGTTGTGTCGTGTGGAGAAGCTAACCAAGCACATAATGCAAGAATACCTGCATCAGTAGACTTACCTGTTGCAGATGCTCCCCACCATGTTTGAAACTCACGATCTTTGTAGCCATTCATAAAAGACTTACATCTACGTTCCATCCATTTATTCCAAACGTAACCACGCTGGTTAAATGTATATCCGTCTTTTTGAACAGTGAATTCTTCGGGAAATAATATCTGAACAGCATTTTTCATATGCTCCCAGCGTTCTAATAATTTCCCACCTAACTTTTTACAATGCGCATAATTACGCCAGATGTATAATTCAACCATAGCTGGATGCTCAAACTCATCAAACTCTAGGTTGTATACAATCTTACTTGCCACGCTTCTTTTCTCTCTGATCGTTACGCCATTCATTGTAATCAACAAATGCCGTATGACTAATAGTATAATATCTATGGCATTTTGTACACTGCATCTGATGTTGCTTAGTACCAGCCGCAGTATAAGTGGTTTTATGCTTTTTAATTTCTTGTGAACCACAATAAGCGCATGTCCATTTCTCGCCTCCTGTAGCAACACCAACATGTGTTTTTGGTCTATGAAACCCTGCTATCTCTTCATATACACGTTGTAATAGTACTACATCTTTTTTGCAGTACTTGACCATTTTAGCCATAGCTTTAGGACAATCATTTTCTTTAATATCTACCCACATACCAAAATTGGTATCCATTTTGCCCTCACCAAGTAGAAATTGTCCTAATGCATCTAGCCTATTAGAAGGAAAACGAAAACGCTTTCTAGCAATTATTAGCGTATCTGCTGTTTTCCATATAGGAGTAGCCTCTAATTTATTAGCAACAATACGTGTGTTGATATATGGTATATCAAAACGATCTCCATTTTGTGCAATAATCTCATCTGCTTCTAATAAAACAGGGACAAGGCTTTTTATTAGCTCCTTGTCCCCATCCTGATTCCATTCTATGTGGTGAACTTTCTTCTCATGCCCCCACTTATAACAGACGCATATAATGTTTCCATCTCTATGCCCCCATTTCAATGAGTTGTGGCTAACGAATTGTTTGCCTGTTCTCCATACATATGCTTCATACGGAGCAGTCTCTATATCAATAAATAACTGCTTTATCATATTACTCCTAGAAGGCGTGATTTTCTTCTACGTCTTCAGCACTTTTTACTGGACGCATTACAATTACATGCACTTGATCTTGTGATGGTAATGCATGTAATCCCATTTCATTGAGTTGCGCCTTTGTTACAACACGATTCATAGGATCAGAACATATTTCATATATTGTACCCATATCTACAATGCCATCAGTTGATAAAGAGCGTGTAGACAATACATATTCAAAATCGTCTGAATTTTTCTTTTTCTTCTTTGGATGTTCCGCACGTACCTGACGTTTAAACTCACCCAATGTCATCTCATTGCTATCTGCTAATTCCAGCATTTCTTTACGATCTTTTACATCTAACCGCACAACTGTTTCGTGGTACGCAAACGGCAAATTGTAACGTTGATTCGGAGGAAACTTTTTAGCCATATACTTATAATGCTGTAGTGTCCGTAGCTTTACTCCAACAGTACGTTCGATTTCTGCTTCAATCTGATGATACTCTTCACCAAGAATATCTTCTGCTTGCAATGCAAGATCGCCCATCCACCACTGGCTCATCTTCTCTAGCGTAGCTACACTCTGTAACGCACGATGTACTTCTTCATAACTGACGTTACGAGCAACAACTACACTAGCACCACGTGCTTCTATGCCTGTACCCAATGGTACTACAAGTTCTTTTGTTTCCGGCATACTTACTTCCTTAATCATTTCCGACATTTTCATACTCCTTCATTTCTTCTTTTGTTGTTTCACGAAATATACAGCCTGACAACTGCTCGACCATATAAGGCTCTAGCTGATCCCAATCCTTACCACTGTGCTTCATATGATTAATCATCATCTTGACAGTAGGGATAACATTTTCTGCTATAACCGTTTTTTCAGATACTATTGCACCACCATCAGATAGCTTACCTTTTTCTTTAGCATACGCCTCAAGAATATAGTTTACCTCTGTAGCAAACTCCATCTCATCAGATGTTGGTTCTTGGTGGTTGAATTTTACTCCTACCTTTACACTTCCAGTAGGGTCTTGCTCGATAATCATTATCGATTGAATCATAAGTGCCTCCTTTGGTGATTCTATTAATAATAGAGTATTCTATTTTTTACGGAACCGTCTAGTCTTTTTTGCAATTTTTTTTGGCTGCGAACTATGCTGTTTACCCTTCTTGGTATCAGCACGTTTTTTTCTAGTAGTTGCAGCATACTCGCTACTAGACATTGACTTAATTGCTGCACTTGGCAAGTATCTTTCGCCTGTTGCTTTCTTCCCCTGTGTGGAAGGCTTACCGGATTTAGTACGCCACTTTTGCTTAGTCCATTTATCTAATGACTTTTGTGATGCCTTCTTAGCCACGATAACCGCCTCCGGCTGCCTTATATTTACGTGCAAGCATTTGTGCCTTCCTCGCAGACCATTGACCGGGCTTGCCTCCTTTGCCCCCAGCTTTGATCTGGCTAAACAAACGCTTACGTAATGCGGGCTTTGTATAATTACCCGCAGCATTTACTTTGCTTTTAGCCTTCTTTTTCATTTCCGTTTCTTACTCTTTTTAAAAGCATCTGCCATTACTTGCTGCTTCGCAGGTTTCCTAACCTTGGGCTTAAACCCACAATGCTTTCCTCTAGTTGAATCATACATCTTCATACTAGCACTTCCACCGTCTACGAGCCTGTCTAATACGTGAGTTAGGATCGTTGCGTGTCTTAGCACTACTACGCTTAAGCTGCCCCAGAGACCTAGCACAATAGCTCTTCCTGCGCTTTGCAGCCTTGCTACCGGGCTTTACCTTTCCCGTAACAGCCGTCTTTAACTTACTACCGGGGTTCTTGCGCCTATACGCAGCAACACCCTTTTTAGTCATACCCGCACCACTCTTCGTAGAGCGGTAGTTACCACCCTTACCCGTAGTACGTGCAACTGGCTTTTCCTTCCTAGCCATTAGTACATCTTCTTCTTAGACATCTTCTTGCCAGTCTTCTTGGCATATGTCTTTGCTGCCTTCTTTCCCTTGGCAGTATAAGGGAACTTCTTCTTACCTACTTTTGGCATTTGTTACCTACTTTCTCTATGGTTATTGTTAATACATCGTCTGTTAAAAAAAACTGATCCCTATCCATTTCCTCAGTTATTGGCATAACTTGATATGCTAACTCTAGCATCAATACCGATACCTCGTTTAAAATCTCCCTATAACTGTTGGGGATATTTTGCTGTTCCCAATTAACAGACTCATCTTCTGACATGTTCCTATTCTATTACAATAGATTTAATTGTCAAGCCTCCCACGTCTATATACTATGTAATAGAGAGAGGGGGTATTTCTTTTGTTTTTGTCACATATTTTTTGTATGACATCTTTTGTGTCTACATTTTTGTTGTGTAAAAAGCATGCTTTTTTCTGCAGCAGAAATTTTTTTTAATTAACAAATAAGGAAAAATAAAATGAAAATGACTAAAAAATTATACAACAGTATTGGTGTAGTAGGAATTGTTATCGGAGTTGCGTTCGATATTTGGCT